GATCCACTTTTCAACCCAAGCTAATAAGTTATCTGGTGAGTCGTTTAACAAAGTATTCGTAATTGTTGAAATTCCAGCATAACGGTGAATTTGATATTGAATCTTTGTTAATTCTGGATCATCGTTGTCGCCAATCTTAGCTGCATCATCATCTAAGTTAGCTAATGGTGTGATGTCTTTCCACTTTTCGTATACCCGTGAACCACTTGGCATTGAAACTGATTCTGTTGTTACATATTATTCCAATGAAGCGTATTGACGAATTAATTCATGAATTTGAACTTGAATATCTTCAGGAACAACTAAACCAAGTTGATTGCCTGATGTATCTGTTTCAGTTAAAAGGTTCATAACCTTAGGATCGCCTTTAATTAAGCCCTTAACTTGGTTGGCAAAGTTCATCTTTTCATGTTCTTTTTTGCCTTCTTCAGTATGAATAGCCACATTCTTATCAGCGACTTTCATTGTTTTTTCTTCTTCACGTGCATTTTGTAATTCATCATGTAATGCATCCCGACGAATCTTAGCATCATCACGTTCTGATTTTGCTTTTGCTAAATCTTCAGCTGATACCGAATCATCCAATAACATTGTTTGTACCTTTGCGTTTAAATCGTCTACGCGTTGACCCGCTTGAATCCACGCGTCATTTAATTTATTAATATCCATTAATTTTCACCTCGTAAAATTTCTAGTTTTTTGTTCAATAAAATAGCTGAGTCAGATTTCTTATTTTTCTCAGCCATTTTCATCTGCATGTTCCTAAACTTATTTAGTGTCGCTTTAGAAACGACAAGCTTTTCAGTCGAATTAAAGACTGGTGTTTGTTCGTCTTCAAACATAATTTCATCAGCAAAGCCTTTATCAACTGCATCCTTAGCAGTTAACCATGTTTCATTACTCATCATTTGGAGCAATTCATCTTGGCTCATACCAGTTTTATTTTCATACGCACTAGCAATAGACTGGTCGATTGTCCCAAGTACGTTTGCCTGATGTTCCAAATCATCAGCGTTTCCTTGAGAATCCGTCCATGCTTTATGAATCATAATTTGAGCAGTTGGAGCGATCTTAACGGTATCTCCTGCCATTGCGATGACACTTGCAGCAGAAGCAGCAAGACCAACGATATTAACTGTGACGTCATTATCATAACCTTTTAATAGTGAGTAGATTTCACTACCAGCGAATACATCACCGCCATTACTTGCAATTTCCACAGTAACTGGTTGATGATTAGCATTTTGCAGTGCTGATTCCACTTGATTTGGCGAGCAATAATTATTCATACCCCAAAAGTCGTAGAATTCAGCAGTATCATTATCAATAATGTCACCCTTTACCGGAATTTTGATCATCGTTTTCACCTCCTTCCACAGGTGGAGTTACTTCCTTATCAAGTGGTTCAGGTACTTTTTCAGGGAAGAAATTCATATCTTCAAGCATTGAAACCACTTGGCTATTTGTTAAAATACCGTCCTTATCCATGCCGGCAAGTACGGTTGCAAATGTGTCACCGTTTGGATCAACTGCCGGACGAATATTAACTTTGATGTTCGCATTAAGTTTAAAATTAAATTCACTAGCAATTGCTTGAGCATATCGATTTAATGCATTTGAATAAAAGCCTTGGATCATTGTTAAGCTTGATTGTTGGTCGCCTTGACCATTCAAATAACTGTCAGGGACACCATAAACTTTAGCAATCTGTGTAGTCGTCCAATCAACTTGCGCTAATAATTTAGCAACATCAGCTTTCATTTCTAATGGTGTGTACGTTTCAAGGTCATCTAAAACGATTGGACCACCATTGGAATTGTTAACTTGACGCATAAAGTTTCGCGAACGCGCTGCTTTTTCTTTCTGGCTAAGTAAACCACCATGTTCAACACTCAATACACCTGGGCTCAAAATTGCCCGATTTAATGCATTCTTCGTTAAGCTATTGGACTGTTCTTGAATTTGAGCCTCATTAATCAACGCTGAGAGTGGAGAAACACCGGTTTTACCACCATTTCGGGACATTAAACGGAAATGAATCATATCGTTTTGCGGAACGTTTTGCATAAAGCCGATTTCAGGTTCATCGAACGAAATGTTATAAACCATTGATGATCCATCTTCTAACAACATTGGTTCAACCTGCGATGGTCTTAAATATTCCCAATAATTATCCGTTCCGTTTTGATTGCGCCAGCGATAGGCATACGCATTCCCGTCTAGCAATAATTGAGCAAACATTGATTCCCAAAAACCATGTGGGTTAGCTGTTTGTGTTGGCTTATTCAATAATGCTTGATACTTTCCTTTGTCAGCTTTAAATTCGCAATTTGCAAGATCCATTGAAAGCAGAAAAACAATTGAATAGATGTCGGAATTTCGTAATGCAAAATCAGCACTAACATAATCGTCATCATTTAATCCATTCAAAAAATTTAGTACATCATATTCATTCGATAAGGATATTGTTCTTTCAGTGTTTCGATTAAGATTGAAAAACGCCAATCAACTCACCTCCTTTCTACTTCAACGTTTCAGATTACTTAGAACTGCAATCACGATTCCCATGATTAATAATTCAAAACCAGTTAAAAGTCCGCACAAAAAAATCGACTTAGTAGCAATTACCAAGTCGATAACTATTAAGCCAATTACAATTAAAATTAAATCGATATTATTTCCAATCATTTTCAGCAACCAAGCCACTTTCTTCACTCTTAAACCACTCCTTGACTTGTTCTTCCGTCATTCGTTCAACTTCCTTAGACTTATCATTAACCGGGCTGAAATCTTCAAAATGATACATGCCTTGATACATTGCATCAACCAATGCATCCACAACATCAATTTTTAATGTTGCTTTCGCCTTATCAACTTGAATTCCAATTTTATCTTCAAAGATTTCAGCATTAGTTAATGCTTTTTCCATGATCTTATCCTGCAAATGGGTTACCTTACTTTCGGCAAACGCACGTTGTAAGAATTTAGTCGGATCTTTCAATTCAGAAGTTCGTTGTCTGATTGCTTCTAATGGCCACGAAGTATTCATTTCAAGGTTCTTAATCATCGTGTTTGCGCCATAAGCATCATACCCAAAGAACAATACGTTCAAATCATTTTCAATCACATAATCTAATATCCATTGATATACTTGATCGTCATTAATCATACCTTGTGGATGAGAAGTTATCGTGCAATAACCTTGTTTTTCCAAGTCACGATAATTAATTCCATCTTGTTTTTCTTTAGCCTCAATTGAACCAGCTTTATACCACGGGATGAACGAATGCTGTGCTAGATACCATTTTTTAACACCGTTATCCATGTACGGAACAATGAATGCAAATGATGTATTATCGCTAAATAATGAATAGTCGAAACCGATATAAACATCACGATGTTTCATATCAAAATGGCTAATTTTAGTCTTTTCAATATCAGCAAGTTTCAGATATGAATTAGTTGACTCTTGCAACCACATGTTCATGTTCTTGATTTGAAAATCATTAATTCGACCTTTAAGTGTTAAAGTATCACGTTCATTAATCAAACCATCAAGTAACGTTTCAGATTGACTTTCAAGCGCTAATAGCGGATTACTTTTCATCCATGTTTCAGGTTGGAACACTTCATCAAGCGAGTCCTGCGCCCACACCAAGCAGAGAGTGTTGTCGCCTTTACGGTTCCAATCTTGTTCCATTGTCTGTTGTGCAATGGTTTGATCATTCCGAAATGGTGAAGTAACGTTTGGATATGACGTTGAAATCTGAATATACTGATGATTATCAACTTTAACTTGCCCTGACGTGATTTTTGATGTTTGTTCATCATTATCAATGTCACCAATTTCATCAAAGACTGCTGTTCTAAAGTGATATGAGTCGTATTGGTTTGACTCATAACTGATCAGTCGCAAAACATTGTTCTTAGCCTTTTCAACAATTTCATCTTTGTAAATTTGAAGATTCAATTGCTCTGCCAGACTTTTAAATGGTTCTTGCATGATAACTTTCTTCATCATGCCTTTGATATAACCAAATAGTTTGCTGCTTTGCTTATAAGTTGGAGCAGTAACAAGATAATCTTGATTGCCTTGCCCAATTGACTCGATTAGAAATGAATAGCAAAGAATGATACTTGCAAAGTAAGTCTTACCATTGGCCCGTGCAACCGAAACAATTGCATTCGTAAAACGCTTTTTACCCTTAGCATCTCGCCAACCCATTAACTGACACATAATAAATCTTTGCCACGGAAGTAAATTAATCGGTTCGCCTGTATCAGTATCAGGACAAACTCGCGAAAATTTCAAAATGTTATAGCATTCATTCATCGAATAATGATATGGAAAATCGTCCACACCAGTTTCAGCTCGTTTCAAGTCTTGCAAATGGCGAAAACAAGCTAATTTAATCATATATCCAGCAACTAAATTCCCGTCCATAACATCGAAAGCATATTGAGTGCCATCATCTGTGTATTTAGCACGAATTTCATCATAATTTTGAGATTGATAAGCTTTATCAACATCTTTTGATTGTGTTAAATCAATTCTTTGCACTCAAATCACTTCCTTAATCTTGTTTGAAGAATTGTTTCATTGCCGTTGCTACATCCACGTTTTCGGTTTTATCAGCAAGCATATTAATTAAACTTGCTCGACTGGTTGGCGTTAACCCTAATTCGCTTGCCAACGCTTTTAATTTAGCAGTAGCAGCATCAAGAATCTGTGTCGATGGATTACGCTTAAATCCTTGAAAATCTTTTCTAGGATTCCCTTTTTCATCTTCCAAAACTTCACCAGTCGGTAAAACAACTGTCTTCCAAATTCCTTGAACCTGCCCATGCTCCTGAATATCGTTGTAGGCAGTTACCATTTGTTCATAGTTAATACAGAATGCTTCAAAAATTGCACTATCGGTTTGCTTAACGGTTTCCATTTTTTTCAAAACTGGAATTACTGTTTTCCAAACGGTACTTGCTAAATCACTAAAATATGGTGGTGGTGTCATTTTTAAATCATCAACGTCTTTAGTTTGTTCAATTAATTGTTCTGTGCGTCTACGCTGATCAGCACGAGCATTTTTATCAGTTGTAATTTTTGGTTTTCTCGCCAAATTTGACCCTCCTTTCATAGCGATGGTGACCATCTTTAAAGGATTTCCCTTGGTGAGATCCCCCATCAAAAAATTTTTTCATTTTTGCATGCTTGGCAAAACAAGATTTTTCTGTGTGCGCTCCCTTTAATTCGTTTTTAGGGGGCGGGGAGTGAATTTTTTAAAGAATTTGCTTGCCATTCTGAAAATCTTCAATCATTTTTGCCCATTCTTTAACTTTTGAGATTGGTTCACGGTCAATCAGGGAGTTATCCTTGCCAGTCCCAAACAATTCCTGTTCAAGACTCGTTTTGACACGGTGACAATCCCTGCAGATGGTCGCAAGGTTACCAATCCTATCTCGCATGGTCGGACATATCTCAATTGCCACGATGTGGTCCACGGTTTTACCGGGAGTAACTATCCGATTCGCCAAACAATACTGACATAGATAATGATCGCGTTCAAGTGCTTGCTTACGTAACACTTGCCATTGCTTTGAACGAT